GCTAAAACAGCAGATAGTCAGCTTATGGTTGAAGCTAAAGCCCACGACACAGTTATTGATTCTGAAACAAGGCTTGAAATTGAACGCATGAAAGCTCAATTAGCCCTTATTTTGTCAAAAATTGATGAACGGTCAGAAAAAGCAACAGATATAGAAGCAATCGAAAGAGCTATTTAATCGGAGGAAATGATGGCTACAGTAATCGGAGCAAACAGAGAAGAATGGATTTTGCGTGAAATGGCTCGCAGGGCAGGAAAGAAGTATGAGCCAGAGGAAAAGAAAAGTATCTATGAAACTATGGATGCCAAGGAAATAAAAGAACACGAAACTATGCTACAAAAGGCAAAAGAATCGTTACAATCTGACGAATAATAAATTGACATTTATTTTTTAGTAGTTTAAAAATGACTTATATAAATCAGGAGCTTGAGAAATCATGGCCGATACAGAAGCAAGAGAAGCACAAAGTGTAGTAACAAGTAGTAATGCGGCAGACTTTTATGCAGAAAGATTAGGTTTAGCGGAAGTTCAAGAGGAGCCTGAGGCTGTCGAACAGACAGAGCCAGAAGCCGAAAGCGAACAACTGAGTGAGCCAATAGCAGAGGAAGAAGCTACTGAGGCAGAAAAGCCAAAAGACAAGTTAGAAAAGCGATTCTCGAAAGTAACCAAAAGGGCTCAGGATGCTGAAGCCAAAGCGGAACAACTAGAGGCTCGTTTAAGAGATTTAGAGGCAAGGGCAAATCCACAAACAATAGCGCAAACAGCTAATGTAAACGATAAGCCACAAGCAGGACAGTTCAATGATGCTTTTGAATATGCAGAAGCATTAGCGGAATGGAGTGCTGAAAAGGCATTAAAAGATAGAGATATAGCAGAATCACAGCGTAAAGCTGAAGAAGAACGGAACAAGGTTTTAAAATCTTGGAACGATAAGGTTGATAAGGCAAAGACGGAAATGCCTGATTTTAATGATATTGTTTCTAGTAGCACCGTAGTAGTAAGCGATGCAATTAGAGATGCAATTTTAGAATCAGATGTAGGTCCTCAAATCCTGTATCAAATTGCTTCTGATGATGATTATGCTGAATCTTTAACTTCAATGTCAGCCATTAAAGCTCTTAAAGAAATTGGTCGATTGGAAGCTAAATTTGAGGCAGAGTTAGAAACAAAGCCAAAAAATGTAGCGAAAACTGTTTCACAAAGTAAAGCGCCAGCGCCTATTAGCCCATTGAAGGGCGGCAAATCCGCTGGAGCAGATGTACTTGTGGACACCAATGGTGAATTCTACGGTTCATATGCTCAATGGAAAGCCGCAAGATTAGCTAATCGGATACGCTGATAAACCTAATTTTTTTGGAGAATTTCTAAAATGAGTAATACTTTATTAACAATCTCGAAGATCACCAACGAAGCGTTGATGGTTCTCGAAAACGAATTAACCTTTTCTTCACAAGTAGATCGTAACTATGACGACCAGTTCGCTGTAGTTGGTGCAAAGATTGGCGCAACCGTCAATGTACGCCGCCCAGGTCGCTTCATTGGTACTACTGGTCCTGCATTGAATGTGGAAGACTTGAACGAAACTAGCGTTCCTGTTACCCTTTCTACCCAGTTCCATGTGGATACACAGTTCACCACGCAAGACTTAGCTTTGTCTTTAGATATGTTCTCTGATCGTATTCTGAAGCCAGCCGTAGCCGCTATTGCCAACAAAATCGACTATGACGGCACTTCAATGGCAACATTGAACACAGCTAACATTGTTGGTACTGCTGGTACGCCTCCTACAGGCTTGCTAACTTACCTCAATGCACAGGCTTTCCTTGATTCTGAAGGCGCACCTCGTGATGGTAAGCGTTCATGTATCGTTGAGCCATTCACATCCGCAACCATCGTAGACAGCTTGAAAGGTTTGTTTGTTCCAACAGCACAAATCTCTAGCCAGTACACAAAAGGTTTGATGGGTCGTGATAGTTCAGGTATGGATTGGAAACTTGACCAAAACATCGTTTCACAGACTTTTGGTAACTTTACAAGCTCTACCGTTACTGCTTCTGTTGCTACTACAACAGCAACTGGTTTCTTGACATCTGGTTGGGCTTCTAGCTCTACAATCACTTTGACAGCCGCCAATACTGGTACTATCAACTTGAACGCTGGTGATACATTCACTATCGCTGGTGTTTTTGCAGTAAACCCACAAAACCGTCAAGCCTACGGCACAAACAAATTGCGTTCATTCGTAGTTAAGTCTGCTGTTTCAGTAGCTTCTGGTTCAAGCGTTTCTGTTATTGTTTCTCCTGCTGTTATCAGCGGTGGTCAGTTCCAGAATGTGTCAATTCCTACAACTTCAGCAACTGCCGCTGTAACCTTCTTTGCATCGCAATATAATGCAAGCGGTAACGGTGTAGTTTCTCCACAGAACATCGTAATGCACAAAAATGCGTTTACTTTGGCTATGGCTGACTTGGAATTGCCTGAAGGCGTACATTTTGCTGGTCGTGCAAGCGACAAGGAAATTGGTCTTTCAATGCGTGTAGTTCGTCAATACACCATTAACAACGATTCGATTCCGACTCGTGTTGATGTTCTGTATGGTTGGGCTCCTTTGTACCAAGAACTTGCTTGCCGAGTTGCGGCTTAATAACGGAGGGGCGAAAGCCCTTCCTTTTAACTTAAATTAAAGGAAACTAATCATGGCTAATCCAGGACCAGCAGTAACCACTTCAGCTCATCCAAGTAATGTCACAACTAATCAGGCATTGCGTGTTTTGGGTATTTTAAAAGGCGTGAATGTTAATGCCGCAAGCGGAAGTTTTTTTCCATTGCCAATCATTAATAGCTCACAATATCAGCCAACTTTGCTTATCGTTGCTAATTCTAACAACGCTGGTGCAAATACAGGCACTTTGACAAGTTTGGCATTAGGAATTACCACTACTGGTAACGGTACACCAACTTCATTGTTTGGTGCTATTACAGCTTCCCAATTAGCTACTACTGCTGGTGTAAGCCAAGTAGCCGCTAGTGCAGTAGTTACTTCTTATACCCAACAAAATCTATATGTGAATATTGCAACAACTACTGCTGTAACAGGCACAGTTGATGTATATGTTTACGGTTACGATTTTAGCTAATACCCTGAAGTAAAAGGAAAAGGCCACGCCCAAAAAGTGTGGCTTTTTTTCTTTAATATCTTATAATGATTTAACCTTATTTAAAGGAAAAAACTATGTCTAAAACCACAATTACTCGTGGCAATATTTTAGCGGCTACCATTGTTCAAGTACCATTACCATCAACTACTATTTCAGGAACAACAATAGATGTAACTTTATCTGTTCCAGGCGTACAACCTAATGACTTTGTACAAGCTCAGTTTGATGCCGCTTTAGTAACAGGAATTTCTATTGGTAATGCTTACACAAACACAGCAAACCAAGTAATAGTTCGTTTAGTAAATTCTACTGGCGCATCTGCTACGCAAACTGCTGGAACATTGTTGTTAAAGATCAATACTTGCGAAGATACTCCAATACCTTCTAATGTAGTTTAAGGAGCTAAAAATGGCTTACGATTCAGCTTTTAGCCCTTTTGGGCCAACATATAAAGTAGGCACATCTGCTATTCAGGTCAAAGCCAGCAATAACTTTTATCCTACTTCATACAGGATTTACAATATTACTGCTGGAATTGTGCGTGTAGGATGGGCTCCACAAGAGCCTAATGATGCAACTGTTACTCCTGTTGCTTCTACTCCAACTGCAACTGGAACAGCCTATGTAATGTCTATTCCTGCAAGCACAGTAGCCGTATTTAGTGGAATTCCACCTAATGCTTGGTTTATTTCTAATACTGCGGATTCATTAGAAATTACACCTGGAGAAGGTAAACTTTAATGGCAAATCCAGCTAATTCTACCGTTCAGAATTTACTTCCTGTTCAGGCTTATTTCAATGTAGATGGAACATTTAATACATTTATAGGTCAAGGACAACCGTTTTATGCGACCGCTAATCCTATTCAATCAGGATTAACCATTACTAATAGTACTATTAACAGCACCACTATAGGAGCTTTAGTTCCTTCAACTGGTGTATTTAGTAGCGGTCAAGTAAATGCAACGCCTGTAGGCTCTACAGATATTGCAAATAAGCTGTATGTAGATTCTGTATCGGCAGGACTTAGTTGGAAACAACCAGTAGCAGTAGCAACAACAGTAAACATTACGCTTTCAGGTTTACAAACCATTGATGGCTATACAACGCTTGCTGGCGACAGAGTATTGGTTAAAAATCAATCTACAGCCGCAAACAATGGTATTTACATAGCCGCAAGTGGTGTATGGGCTAGATCAACTGATGCAGATGCTTGGAATGAATTAGTTTCAGCTATTACTTTTGTTGAATACGGAAGCACTCAAATTAGTTCTGCTTGGTATTGCTCTGCACAACCAGGCGGAACATTAGGCGTAACAGCGGTAAATTGGTCTAACTTTAGCGTTGCCGCTGTATATACAGCAGGAACAGGATTAACTTTAGCCGCTTATCAATTTAGCATTACAAATACTGGCGTTTCAGCAAATACCTATGGTTCAGCAAGCGCTGTTCCTGTTATTGCTGTAAATGCACAAGGTCAGATTACTTCTGCTACAAATACAACGATTGCCATTACCAATACGCAAGTATCAGGTCTTGGCACAATGTCTACGCAAAATGCTAATGCTGTAGCCATTACAGGCGGAACGATTGATGGAACTTCTGTAGGAACAACTACGGCTTCAACAGTTCGTGGTAGTACCATTACAGCAACAACTCAATTTACAGGCGCTGGAACTGGTTTAACTGGTACTGCAACAAGTTTAAGCATTGGTGGTACTGCGGCTTTAGCTACTTATTTAGCTGGTGGTGCGGCTGGTTCATTACCTTATCAATCAGGCGCTAATGTCACAACATTTTTAGCGGCTGGAACTAATGGTCAAGTATTAACTTTAACTTCAGGCGTTCCTGCATGGGCTAATGCGGCGGCAACAGGAGTTACTTCTGTTAGTGGTACTGGAACAGTAAATGGAATCACTTTAACTGGCACAGTAACTTCTACAGGAAGCCTTACATTAGGCGGAACATTATCAAATATTGCTAATAGCGCATTAACCAATAGTTCTATTACTTTTGGTGCTACTGCGGCGGCTTTGGGTACAACAGTAAGTGGTTTTAATGCTGTAACAATCGGTGCTACAACAGCATCTACAGGCGCATTTACTTATTTATCTACAAGTTCTGCTACTAGCACGACACCAGTTTTAAGTTACAACGCTTCAAATACTGCTTTAGCTATAGGAGCTACAACAGCAAGCACTTATTTACAAGTTGTAATGCAAAATAAGAGTGCAACCGCTGGAGCATCTACAAACTTTGCAGTAAGCAACGATTCAGGAACAGATAGCACTTATTATGGTGAATTCGGTATGAATTCATCCACATTTAGTGCATCAACTCCTTCTGATTTTTTCTCTATAAACAATGGAATTTACTTTTCAGGCCATGATGGTGATGTAACTATAGGTTCTGGAAATGGATTTAAGACTTATTTGGCTTGGGGAACACTTGGTCAATCAGCCCATGTAATTAATGCTACAGGCGCTATTGGCCTTAATACCAATTTAGGAACAACTCCTGCTGGAAGCGGAACAACTAATTTTGGTACATCAGGACAAGTATTAACTTCTGCTGGTTCAGGAGCAACTCCTACATGGACTACTCCTGCTGGCGGTGTAACACTTTCTGACGATACAACAACCAATTCAACTCGTTATCCATTATTTGCTAATGCAACAAGTGGCTCAGTAAGCACTATTTACACTAGCTCAACAAAGTATAAATACAATCCTTCTACAGGCGATTTAACAGCGCCTCAAGTAGTAGCTTCTAATGGTTTAGTTATTAATGCTTCAACAAATACAGCTAGTTATACTATAGCTAGTGGTCAAAACGCTATGTCTGTTGGGCCTTTTACAACTGCCTCTGGAACAACAATTACTGTTCCTAGTGGCTCTAGATGGGTGGTGTTATGAGTTCTATTGTAATTTCAGGCGATACTTCAGGCGCAGTTACGCTTACTGTTCCTGCTGTAGCTGGTACTAATACAGTAACTATTGCCAATCAAACTGGTACGCTTAATGCGGCTGGCCCAACATTTAGCGCTACAAGCAACGCCAATCAAACTATTACTGCTGCAACTTTTACATTAATCAGTCTGCAAACTGAAAATTGGGACACAGCTTCTGCATTTAATAATACAGGAAGCACAGTTGCTGGAGTTCCTGCTTATGCTTTTTTGCCAACAGTAGCTGGGTATTATCAAGTTAATTATTCTATAGATTCTGGTTCAAGCACAGCCCCAGTAAGGTCATTAGCTTGTCTTTATAAAAATGCAACTCAATACAGATTTGCCACTAACATTGTTGGAACTACAGCTTATGGAAATAGCGGAAGTTCTTTAGTTTATCTAAATGGCACAACAGATTACATTCAAATGTATGGCTACATACAGGCATCAGTAGCAATAGTTGGAAATGTTTCAACACAAACATTTTTTGAAGCATCATTGGTTAGAGGCGCATAATGGCATACGGTACAGTAAACGCAGACATCATTGGTACTAGCGTAGCAGGGTCAAACCTAGGCGCTGGTAATGCTACCAATTTCAAGAACCGTATTATTAACGGTGCTATGGTTATTGACCAGCGTAATGCTGGCGCTAGTGTTACAAATACAGGATTAAAAATTTATTCTTTAGATAGATGGTTTATTCAAGGTAGTTCATCTTCCAAATTTACAGCACAACAAAACGCAGGTTCAGTAACGCCACCAACAGGATATATTAATTATTTAGGAATTACATCATCTGCCGCAACTTCAGTTGGTTCTAGCGATTATTATTTTTTGGGTCAATCTATAGAAGGTTTAAATGTTGCAGATTTTGGATGGGGAACAGCCAATGCTAAAACCATTACATTATCAGCTTGGGTTTATTCAAGTTTAACTGGCACTTTTGGTGGCGCATTAAGAAATTCTGCTGGCAATCGTTCTTATCCTTTTACTTATTCAATTTCTACAGCAAATACTTGGACATTAATTAGTGTAACTATTGCTGGCGATACTTCAGGTACTTGGCTTACAACTAGCGGTATTGGTATAGATTTAGATTTTAATTTAGGAGCAGGATCAACTTTAAGTGGTACTGCTAATGCGTGGGCTTCGGCAAATTACATTTCAGCTACAGGCGCAACATCCGTAGTCGGCACATCTGGCGCAACATTCTACATAACAGGCATACAACTAGAAGTTGGAAGTTTTGCTACTGGTTTTGAAGTGCGTGATTATGGTCGTGAATTAATTTTATGCCAGCGTTATTTCTATAAACCAGATTTATCAGTTACTCGTTTTTATGGAGCTACTTTTGGAGCTTCTGGTTTTGTAAATATTCCAATGCCAGTAACAATGAGAGCTTCACCAACAAGCACTCAAACGGTAAATGCAACTTTGTATGCCGCTTATAATAATGCGGCTATATGCCAATTAAATGTAGCAAGTACATCACCAGATTGCACAGCTTTTACTGCATCAGCGGAGCTATAAATGGAATATACATACCAGCAAGTTTTAAATGTTGATAGAGTAACTATCGACCCTAATGTAATTAAGCGTTTGCCTGATAACGCTTATATTCCAAATGACCCAGCAAATACAGATTGGCAAGCCTATCAAGAATGGTTAGCGGCTGGCAATACTCCATTACCACCAGAGGCTTAATATGACATTTATCGTAGATGGCACTAATGGCCTAACATTTCCTAATAGCACAGTACAAGCTAGTGCTGGAAGCGTATTGCAAGTTGTAAGTGCTTATAAAACTGATACTCAAACAATTTCTGCTGCAACATTAACATTTGTTGATATTTCTGGTTTAAGCGTTACAATAACTCCAAAATTTTCTACAAGTAAATTTTTATGTATATTTAATGTTGTAATGGGAAACGGAGCAGACGCTGCTCATGGCTATGTTCGTCTTAACAGAAACGGTACTGCTATAGCTTTAGCTGACACCGCTGGAAGTAGAACTAGTGCATCTTCTTGTGTTATAAACACTTCGCAAGGTGGTCAAAGTATGACATCAACTAATTCATATCTAGATAGTCCTGCAACTTCTTCCGCTGTTACTTATAAATTAACAGTAGCAACAAACAATGTAAATCCAACATATATTAA